CTTGAACATGACTATTGTTTTTACCTTGATGCTGATATGAGAATTGATGCACCTGTTGGAGAAGAAATTCTTGGAGATCTAGTTGCAACAATGCACCCCTATCAATCTTTTTATCCAAAGGAAAAAAGATCTTATGATAGAAATCCCAAATGCTTAGCGTATGTTCCTGAAGGTGAAGAGGGTGAATACTATTATGCTGGTGGATTTAATGGTGGAAAAACTAAAAATTTTATTGCTATGGCGGAAGTTATTGCTGATAGAGTTAATGAAGATTTGAGAAATGATGTGATTGCCTTATGGCATGATGAATCTCAAATGAATCGATATTTAATTGATAATCCACCCACTCTTTCATTGAATCCAAATTATTGTTTTGCTGAAGAGTTTATAGGGTCTCAGCAGTATCCCTATAAAAATCCTACAATTATTGCACTTAAGAAAAATCATGCAGAGCTTAGATCTTAGAGAGATACCAATAATCTATATCAATTTGGATAGAGATATTGATAAAAAAGAAAAGATAGAAAAAACTTTGGGGGAGTTGGGATTTAAAAATATTATTAGGTCTCCTGGATTCTTGCATTCATCTGGAAATAGGGGTGGATGTTCTATGGCTCATCACAATGCATTGAAGGAGATAGATCCACCGTTCATCATCATTGAAGATGATGCTGAAATTTATGATTTTGATCCAGAAATATGTTTTCCAGATGATGCAGATGCGGTATATCTTGGAATATCATCTTGGGGTAGAATGAATGGACATTCTGGTCCTTTTGTTCAATATGATATTATTGACGATGATATGTTAAGGGTGTATAATATGTTGGGTACTCATGCTATTCTATACTTATCTGATGAGTATGTGTCAGTATGTACAAAAATAGCATATCACCAATTTAAGACTGAAGGATATATAGACGTTGGACTTACTGATGTTCAAAAACATTACAATGTCTATAGTTTTGATTCTCCCCTATTTTGTCAATCTAGTTCAAATGGAACGCGGGGAAAATTAACGTCATATCCAACTAGTGAATGTTTTAAATATTATTCAAATTATTTTTTACCAGAACGAATTGTATGAAATCTTTAGTAACTGGCGGCGCAGGTTTTATTGGATCTAATCTTGTAGACCGTCTTCTTTTACTCGGTCATGAAGTTGTTGTAATTGATAATGAGTACTCTGATGCTCATGATCAATTTTATTGGAATGAGAGTGAAAAAGTATCAAACTATCATTATGATATTCGTGATTATGAAAACACACGTCCTCTCTATGATGGAGTAGACTATGTGTTTCATATTGCTGCAGAAGCACGTATTCAACCTGCTATTAAAAATCCCATTGAAGCGGTAAGTATTAATTCTGTTGGAACATGTACCGTTCTTCAGTGTGCAAGAGAGGCTGGTGTAAAACGTGTTATGTATTCTTCCACTTCTTCTGCTTATGGATTGAAAAATGAACTTCCTAATGTGGAGACTCAACCCGATGATTGTTTGAATCCATATTCAATATCCAAAACAAATGGAGAAAAACTTTGTTCAATGTATACAGATTTATATGGACTTCCTACTGTTATCTTCCGATACTTTAATGTATATGGAGAACGTCAACCTCTCAGAGGGCAGTATGCGCCTGTTGTAGGGATCTTTTTGAGACAACGTGCTGCTGGTGAACCTTTAACAATTGTGGGTGATGGGGAGCAACGTAGGGACTTTACATACGTTGGTGATGTTGTAAATGCTAATATCATGGCAGCAATTAGTAATCCTGAAGAGGATGCATTTGGACAAGTTTATAATGTCGGTTGTGGTGTAAATTATTCTGTCAATGATCTTGCTGCAATGATTTCAGATAATACTGTAAATATTCCACCACGCCTAGCAGAAGCGCGTTTAAGTCTTGCTAATAATCAAAAACTTTGTAAAACTTTTGGATGGAAACCTAAGATGAAACTTGGGGACTGGGTTGCAACACAAATTGGGAAGTAATTATGAAAAATACTCAAATCTTTTCTTTCGTTTTTAATCGACCAGATCTTCTTCAAAAGCAAATTGATTGCTTTAAGAAGTTCTTTTCTGGTGATTATGAGATCAATGTTGTCTGTGATTATAGAGACAAGAAATACCTCAAGGAATTTGAAACTATCTGTTCTGATAATGATGTGAGATTTTACTCTCATAAGTCAGATAAGAATATGTCTCCTAGTGGATATCATGGAGCAACTATTACTTGGGCATATAATGAAATTATGCTCAAGGAATATGCTGATGATTATGCTTTGATTGTGGATCATGATATATTCTTGATCGATGAGTTTAATCTTGTCGATTATATGAAAGGGTATGATGTCTCTGGATGCTATCAGAGTCGCGAGAACGTGGAGTATGTTTGGCCAGGTTTAACGATCTTAGATATTAGTAAGACTAAGGATATTGAATTTGATTTCCATCCTTGTGTTGCTGAAGGTCAGATGCTTGATACTGGCGGTGGAACATATGCTCTTCTAAAGGAAGTTTCATTCAAACCATCTCACGTCGAGTATCCAGAATCATTTGGGTCTATTGATCTGTCATCCGTTGATGATGGGTATGGATTTGAATTGCATTTAGATCAGACATTCTTGCATTTTAGGAATGCTTGTTCTTGGCATGATAATTTTAATGTTCTTGAAAACTCAAGAAAAAATGAAGTATTGAATTTGATGTTGAATTCTTTCTTGGGTGATGAAGATATTCTTATGAAAGAGTATCGTGAGTTTTCTATGATGAAGACAGAAATTAATGAGCATCTTCCAACACTTTACTCACTAGCAAGAGAGGTTGATTCTATTGTTGAATTTGGTGTTTGTTATGGAAAGTCTACGAGAGCACTTCTTGCATCGGGTACTAAGTTGAGATCTTATGATGTGTGGATTGAACCAAGAGTTCTAGAACTATTTGAATACTCTAAGAGTATTGGTAATGATGTTGAGTACATCAAACAGAATAGTATTAAGGCAGAGATTGATGAATGTGATATGTTATTCATTGATAGTTGGCATCATTACTATCAACTAAGAAAGGAACTGAAACTTCACTCTAGTAAAGTTAAAAAGTATCTTGTTTTCCATGATACGGTAAGTTGTGGTAGCAGTGGAGAAAACTGGAAGTCCTGGGGTAATGGTAGTCAGATTGAATATGAGACCTTATGTAGAGATCTAGATACTGATAAAATTGATAATGTTGGTATCAATAATGCAATTTTTGAATTCTTATCTGAACATCCAGAATGGCGTGTCAAGAAGCATTACAAGAATAACAATGGCCTGACTGTTCTTGAAAAAAATGGATAAAAATAAGTCATTACATAAAGCAAAAGGATTACCCCCAGTATATTATTTAAATCTGGATGAGCAACCAGAAAGAAGAAAGTATATGGAAGAACAGTTTGAATATTGGGGTATTAAAAATTATACACGTATCTCTGCATATGATGGTAGAGATGGTAGAGATCTTGGTGGAATTTTAAAGGGTCGATATCCTGATAATATGTCATCTGGCGAGGTAGGATGTACAACATCTCACTTAAAAGCATTGGTTGAATTTTTAAAAACAGATGAACCATATGCATTGATTATGGAAGATGATTGCGATCTTTCACCTATTAGACATTGGGGATTTACATGGAAAGAACTTTTTAGTTATATTCCATATGATTTTGATGTAGTTCAGATGGCTATTATTAACCCATCTGAAATTCATGTAAAACTTCATAAAAGATTTGTAAATGATTTTTCTACAGCATGTTATTTAATTACTCGCCACCACGCAACAAAACTTGCAAATTTACATGTTCGTGGTGATAAGTATAAAATTGATAATGGAGTTAAACCAAGAGCTGTTGCCGATGATCTAATTTATAATTCTGGTAATACGTATGCAATTCCAGTTTTCATGTACAAGATTGAATTAGGATCTAGTATTCATGGTGATCATATTGATACTTTCCACAAATCTAGTTATGAAGGTTTGTGGAATTTTTGGAGAGAAACTTCTCCACAGATAGATGATTGGAACAAATTATTAGATTTTGATCCTTATTTTGGAACACTTCCCCCAGGAGTGTATAGTAAGTAAAAATACTTACTATTGTTATGATAATCAAACACAATCAGTTGTTGGATTATAGTAAAGTAATTTCAAAATAAATACAGTACTATTGTTGGATTAAAATGCTTTATAACGTAACTGTTAGAGACATGACAAATATTGCAGAAGAATTGACATTTGAATGTGATGAAAATAAAACCATTCGCCAATTATGTGAAGAAAACAATATTCACATATCTCTTAATGAAAACTGCTCTAAAAATGGAGAATGTCTAACTTGTGTTGCTAAAGTTCTTGAAGGAACTGTAAATCATCCTAATTTGGATATTGGTACTTGCTTAGATCCAGATCATATTTCGGAAGGTTATTGTTCACCGTGCATCGCCACACCAACAAGTGATTGTAAAATTGTAACAGAACAATTAAACCAATTAAAAAAATTTTCAAATAGTTAATTATCATGACTTTTTCTATTACCATTCGTACTCCTCGAGGCACTGAGCAAGTTGTTCAGTGTGAGGACGATCAGTATATTCTTGATGCTGCTGAAGAAGCAGGTATTGATATGAATTATTCTTGTCGTGCAGGTGCCTGTTCATCTTGTGCAGGTAAGATTGTATCTGGTACAGTAGACCAAAGTGATCAGTCATTCTTAGATGATGATCAAATTGGAGAAGGGTTTGTGCTCACTTGTGTTGCATATCCAACTTCTGATGCTATAATTGAAACTGAACAAGAAGAATCTCTTTACTAATGGAAACCTCTATTGCTGAACTCCTTACTTATTATGTAATTGGTGGTGCCCTTATCATTGGACCAGGGGAATAGTCACAAGTAATATGCCTAATCCCAATCAACTCTATGATGACATGGAGAAACTAAATGCCTTATACGAAGAACTCTGTTGGGATCATGATGATGAATTAGTATTTCAAATCGAATACCTAACAGGCAAAGGCAGAATTATTATCAAAAACAAAACACAGGAGCAAAACAATGAACGAAAACGCAGAAAGTATTAACGGTTGGGCAGCAATGATTGGAGTCATTGCCGCAATCGGAGCATATTCTCTTACAGGACAAATCATTCCAGGAGTATTGTAAAATTATGTCAAAGAATCAATTAAATAAGGATGAAATGATATGTCATGTCCTTAAACTCAAGCATGAAGTTGATGGAGAACCAAAGACTGTTTGGCAAGGAGAAAAAGATTTGGCTCACAAGTATCTCAATCGAGTACTGGATCGGATTCAGGAATATCGATATTAATTTATTACTACCTAATAATAAATAAAAGAGCCTAACTCTTTACTCATGGAATTAAATCCAAGGAAAGGGGAAGACAAAAAGGACAACAAATTTGAGTGGGCGGATGAGGGTGTATCAACTCTCGTCCGAGTTATTATTCTTGGATGGTCAGCAGCAATTCTGACTCTTAATTATGTAACTGTTCCTGGTGTTCC